ATTGATGGTGCTATTGTGGGCACATTTGCTCCTAGGAAGGGGGCTGAGTTGAATACCCAGCCCTGTTACCGCTTGCAGTGAGGTAGGATTAAGGAGCAGTGCTATTGCGAAGGACAATACTCATTCGAACTTCTTCACCGTTTCCAAGTTCCACCTGGGCACCGGCTGAATCCACGAATGCTACTTCAATAATTTTATTAGGAGAATTGTCAAGATTAAAAAGCATTTGAGCAGCATTAGAAGAAAGTTTTCTAATTTCGCTCATCATCAACATTTTTTGATAAGCATCTTGCAAAGTGATTCTATACAAACCTACGCCGATGTGTTGAACTGAAGCTATACCTTTGCTATCAGAAGCAACAAGCGTTGGAGCGCCAGCTGCACCAATTGTCATGCGTAAGAATAAACTTACGCGCATTTTTTCTAGTCCGAAGGAGAATTGATTAAATAGTCTATTAGCCATTTTAATGCCCTTTATTTGCCTCCATTCACATTCACCGTAGCTAAGGAGGCTTAGTAACTACGGGTGCAGCCTAGGGCATCCTAGGCGTCAAAAGTGCTATATTATACACAAAGGTCCCGAAAGACTATCTTCCGAGACCCTTGATTTAACTTATAATATTAAGCGGATAAGCTGACTACAGCGTTCCATCCAGGAGCATTACAAATCAAGTTGGCGTAATAACCAATTCTGATTTCCAATGCATCAGCTGTACCAACCCGCAAGCCTTCCAAACCTTCTAAACCGTAGGTTAGAATGTGTGGGGCTTTTCCAAGCGAACGAAGCTTGAAAGTATCCATTTGTAATAGATATGCCGTTTGGCTTGGGCAAGATCTATCTGGAATTACAGTGATAGGTCCATATGGAGCGTGGATTCGAATACCAGCAAACGCGATATCTGCTTCTTCGTGTTTTACGTCCACATATTGCACTTTAGCCCCCAATGATTTCTCAAGGGCTGCGTATGATGCAAAGCTCATGAAGCACATATCAGGTTGTCCACCTTCTCGTGCAACAAGTGAAGAGGCGTCAATAAGAGCTTCTTCAATGGATTCCGAAGAGCCATCAAATCGTACACCGGCTAGACGGGTAGGATCTGCAGATCTATCAACGTTCCAAAAGCTATCTCCAGAAGAAGGAGCAACTTTAGGAAGCCATCCAGCTAGTCCAGTTATTTTTAGGAAGCTAGTTGTGCTTGCAGCTCCACCAACTGGAATATCCCCTTGGACTACCATGTAGCTATTCGATGCCCAATTTCCAGACAAAGGATTAGCTGAAGCAGTTCCTTTAAGAACGCCGGTAGAACGGTTAACTGAAGTAAGGATAACTGTGTCTGAAGAAGGAGTTCCACCATCAGTAGCAGTTGCTACCAAGGTCATTCCAACTTCAAAGTTAACTACTTGAGCTGAGTCTGCCAAAACGATAGTTGTGGCTCCAACAGCAGTTGAAGGAGAAGTAATAGAAGAGATTTGACCTCTGCTACCAGTTCCTGACGAGAATATCGACAATGCTAAGTCGTTAGTGATGTTTCGGAAAGCTGTGTCCATGACAAGCTTTGCTTCATCAACAAAGGCACCGGCGTTATCCTTTGTAGCTTCCAATAGTTCATTGGTGATCGTAGCAATTTGATAGTTGCTTACACGATACACAAAGAAGCTCGAAAGCTGAGGAGCTGTTTGGTTTCCTTGTGCGCTAGAAAATGTAGCAGAACGGCCCTGAGGAGTTCCGTACACCAAAGGTACTGGAATATATTTACCAGCAAATCCCGATGGAGACTCATCTTTTGGGATAAGAGCTAGCAAAGGATTCTTTTTATAGACTAGATCCTTCATATAGTCGTCACCAGTATAGAGCTCTTTTAAAGCTGCTACCTGGTTACTTACATTTGCGTAAATGGCTGACATAAATTACCTTTATTTTAATTGACCTTTGAAAGCCGCGATAGCTCTTTCTCGTCTATCTTTAGCTGACAATGGCTTGGACGAAGTAGTAACACTATTCGTCAATGTTTTTGTTGTTATTTGTGGCTTCTGGTTAGATTGTGTCTTCTGGACAGGTTCTTGTGGCTCCTGTGGTGCCAATTTTGATTGGATCTTCTTCAACTTGGCTAAAGACATAGCTTCATCTGTTAGGTATTCTTCTACCATATCAGAGGCTTCTTCAGCACTTAGTAATACGCCATCCTCATTGTAAGTTTGCTTGATAAGTTCTACGACAGCGTCGTAAGACTTTGTAGCGCGGATGGTTTCATAGGCTTCGTTGCCGTTAACCAAATTTTGCACTTCTCGGCTAACTTGTTTCACAGCCTGTTCGTAGGCGGCCTTTTGGCTCTCCTGTATTTTTGTAAATTGTTCCTGCTGGTTACTTTTAAGGGACTGCAGTTCTGATTTAATACGTTTAAGCTCAATATCCTCAGGCTTACTATTAAGAATAATGTTAGCAATATCATCATGATTTAACCCCGCTTCAGCCAATACTGTCAATGGATCGCTTTTAATACGATTTTGCCATTCAGATTGGGATTTAGAAAGTTGTTCTTGTATGGATTTTTGTTGTTCTTGTAATTGCCTGGCTTGGGCTCTTAAAGATTTTTCTTTTCTTGCCAATTGCGCAAATCTTTCCGAAGAAGGATCTGGCTGTTTAGTTTGTTGTTGTTGTTGCTCTACAACAGGTTGTTGGTCTGTTGCTTGAGGTGCCTGATTTTGTACCGGGTTATTAGCTTCGTTTGACATTATTCACTCCTATGTTTGTGGAATCAAAGGTGATGTTGGAAGCGGCTCGGGATTGGCCAATTGTTGTGCCGGAGCTGCGGGTGCAGCGGGCATCGGCGGTTGAGCTGCTTGCTGCAAAGCTATACATTGAGCATTAAATGTTCTTAACATCTCAGATCTATCTTCTTCTAGCTTTGTGGGCATATATAAATTGTAATATTGATTGCTTAATTGAATAGCTAAATTTAAATCCATAAAAGGATCTGGAGGAGTGTAATCACCTTCTTCGATGATTTTATCCAAAACATAAAGAATACGTTCTTCTCCGCTATTAGCAAGTTTTTCTTCTTGATCTAAATCTGGGAAATCAAGCATTCTACGGCCTTCTTTTATATCCACCATGCCGCTTTGAATCATTTCTATAATTTTTTGCATTCTACCAGCCGGATCTCTTGGAAGACTTGAGGCATCAAAACATTGAATAATATACGTATCTTTAAGAAGATCTGCTTCTGGTAAGTTTACTTCTCTTGTTCCGTTTTTGTTTGGGTAAACGGTAGTATATTTTCCATCTCGTTCTGCAATATCTTTGGCCAAATCAATAACTTGGTAGGCAAGTTCAACGTAGAAGTTATCATATCTTTTTGAAAGGGTTGCGAAACGATCTGATTGTAAATCATCATACTCTCTGAGGGCGGCACCAGAATCAAGTCCAGCAGGCTTTTTACTGGCAGCACTGAGCGCTGAGATTCCGCTTTGTTGGTAAGCATAGTCAACAAGTCTTTGTAATTGTGCATAAACCTCCGCAGGCACGCAAGGTGCAACTTCATAAACAGGCTTAGTACCCCTATACGTAACAATAGAACCTACATCATTATTAAGTTGTGCTTTTACAACTTTAGAACCATCTTCCACAAATACTCTAGGAACGCCAACAAGATTAATTGAGCGACTAATTGTCATCAACAATTTGTTAATTTCTACTTGCGTTCCCATTAACTGTTCAGCTAAGGATTGTCCAAAAAATCCCAAAAGGCGTTGACTATAGTGTACAAATACAAATGGAAACTTTTCTTTTTTATACTCTTCATCTAATAAACAAACATTGGTGCAAGCAATAATATGACGGCCATCATCAGCATCAGGTCCGCTTGGTAAGTGCCATCCTTCAATAACCATAACTTGATCAGATGCGGTTCTTGCGCTATCTCCGGCTGTATCTGGAAATGCTTGTTCTGTGCGCAATATGTCATTTTTTTTGTCAGGAAACATTTCAATAAGAACTTCACGATCTACAAGCTTTAATTGATACATTTGACGCGGGTCGCCGTAAAGACTGTCGTTTGGATCTACAAGAAGTTCTGTAAAAAGTACTCTTTCAATTTGAACTTTATTGTCTTGACCTTCAAATATCTTTAAACATCCGGTTCCCAGTACAGCCGCGTCTCTCAAAGCAGCTGTACCAGCGTCATAAGCTTTAGTGCGATAAAATTCACCCATAACAAATTGATTAAGCTTTTTAGCTAAGTTACGGGCTTTGTAATCCCCATTGTCCGTAAGGAATACGGGACGGGGACGGGATTGGGTTATTCGGCTCACCAGCGTGTCCACGCAAGATTGTACGACATTCATCGTAGGACGGTCTAAGGGTAATTGATTATTTTGACTTAAACGATTTAAACTTGTGCCAGCCATGCCAAATAAAGGCATATTAGCGTATAAACGAGAATAGATGGAAGCTTGTCTGTATCTAAATTGCAATTGTTCTTTTAAAAAAGCGGCAGTTTCTACAAGCTTTGCTCCACGCATAGCCTTTGTATCTTCTTTCCACCATTTATAAGATCCATTTGAATCTTGTTTAGCTTTGGTACGTACAGATACAACTTCTCTATCACTTGCATTTCTAGGTGTAATTTTAGCCATAATTAGATGCCGTTACCAGCAGACCACAAAAGAATATCTTCATCGGTATATTGAGGTTCTTCGTTTACTACTGATTGTTCTGTAATTTTTGTTTTTTGCTTTGGCACAATATGAGCTTCGATAGCTATACTAACGCCGTCAACAGTAATGTTTTTCACATTATATTTATGGCATAGTTTCATTAACTTTTCAAGCTCTTTTAAATTCATTATTTTTTCATTATTCCATGAATACGGCGTCTAGCCATAATTGTTTCAAGTCTTTTCTTTGGATTTGGTTTCATTTCATCATGAATGCCTTCTTCTTCTTCAACATCTGGATCGAATTCTACATGATGATTAGATTCCATTTCTCCATAAGGATCCGCTAAAAATTCATCACTATGCCAGGAATTTCCCATAGGTTCATCTTCAAGCTCATCTTCATAATCTGGGCGCATTTCGTGATGTTCTTCTTCTCCGTGGATTTCTCCCCCATGAGAATATCCTAAAATACTATGACTAAATTTATCAGCTTCTTCTTTAGAAATAGGAGCTGGGTGCATTTCTTCATGATCTTCTTTATTTTCTTTTGGATGCTTTTTAGAATATTTATAAGCTTCTTTAAGATTATGAATACCTTTATCGATTTTTTCACCTAAAGATTCTTCTGGAGCTTCTTTAACTTCTCCACCTTCTGCGTAACATCCATGAGCACAATGGTCAGGTCCACCGTGCGCGCATTGAACAGGTCCCCCGTGGGCATGTGGATGTAATTTTTTATTCATAGGCTCGCCTTTATGTGGATGTTCCACTCCAGGTATAAGTCCGCCTTTGGCTTTGTGTTGAGCTTTTCGTCTAACAGCGTAGGCAATAGCCACTGCTTGTTTTTGTGGCTTTCCATGATGCATTTCAGTTTTAATGTTTTCTTTAAAGCTTTTTTCTGATTTTCCGTGTTTTAGTGGCATTTTAATTCCTTATTGCTATAAAATAGCGTAAACCGTCAAATTTGCTTATATAAACACGATTACCATTCAAAGTTATTGTTTTTATTGTCTTCTTCTTGATTTTTAAAAAACTCTTCAGCTTCAGCTTCCATTCGAGCAATTTCCTCTAATTCCCATTCTTTTGTGCCATAAACGGGTTTTAATCTTTCAGGTATATGGGAGTACGCGTAACTTTCTCTCCAAGCATATAATACAGCTTCGCAGATGTCTGAATGGAATCTTCTGCTTATAACCTTTTTATCTGGAGTACTTCTATCTAAATCCCATTCCACTCTCATACAATCCATAGCAAAAACAGAATTTTTACTTGCTTTAAGTTTTCCAGTCCTAAGACAATCATTCATAAGTTCTATATATTCAATTTTACGTACTTTTTCTGCAGGTTGTACCGCTATTTTATAACGCCGGGTAAGTTCTTCAGATATTTTTTTACCCAATCCTCCAGTGTCAACTACAATCTTTGTAATATCATATTGCATTTTAAGTGTTTCAATTTGTTGAACTAATTCAGTAATACCTTGGTGTTTAGTAATAACTTCTTCTACTAAATAAGTACTTGGAGATTGATCTGACCAAGCTAATACACAAAGAGCGTCCGCATCGTTGTATCCTAAGTCTACTCCCAATATGTAATGCCATTCCATTTTGGGCAACTCTTCAAAATCATTAATAAAAGAATCGTAATGATAAACTAAAGAATCATTGTCAAGAACCCATTTACCAAACCACTCTCTTTGTATAGAAGGATGGTCTGCGCTGACTCCGCGACGTTTTAATTCTTCTTCAAATACTTTTTGATGCGACATGCCAGATTTTTCAGAAATATGGGGATTGTCCCAAAAAGCCCAATTATGAAGCGACCAATTGGAAGACCTGCTGCAATTATAAAAATATCCAGAAGGCACAGGCCCGGGCGTTCCAATGAGACACAAAGTACCAGCATGATCAAGAAGAGCTGGACCAATAATATCATTGACAAGTTCATCAATAAAAGAAGGAAATGACTGACACTCATCTATATAAACCTTTTTTATCGCCAAACCTCTGAATTTTTCTATTTCGGATTTATCAGCAGCACCAGTGCAGTAAATAGTAGAGCCAGAAGGAAAAGTGGCGGATAATTCTGACGCGTTGAAGGTTCCTCCGAGTTTGAATTGTCTATTAATTTTTTTAAGTTCCGGCCATACAATTCTTTTCGCGTTACTACGAGATAAAGTAATGTAAACACAAATGACATCCTTATTGTTAACTGCTGTGTAAACAAGATCTGCAGCGCAAGAAACTGTCTTTCCAGCGCGTCTTGTCGTGACAGCAACTTTAAATCTACTTTCATCTGTAACAAATTTTAATTGTTGATTAAAAAGAAATTCTTCAAGCCTAAAAGGCTTTAGTTTTCTTTTATTAATCTCAGATAAAACATGTTCAAGATTTGGTTTCATTTATAAGTTCTTTTGCTAATTTTTTTAATTCTTCATCGGAAGCTGATGCTAATTCTTCTTTCTGTTCTTTTTGTGTTTTTGAAATTTCACTTAAAAGTTTTACGTAAGCCACCAAGTCTCTTGACGAAGTGGCTGATAATTTTCTAGTGCTTACTTCTGTGTAAATATGGTTTAAGTCCCGTTTTACAGCATCACTTGCTTTTTTTAGAAGTTTGCTCAGATCGTCCATTTGAAGACTCCGATTGAATCACAATAGATTTAACATTGCTAAGAGGAATCAATGCAGTAACGCCCTGATCCTCTATTAGGATTCCTTCAGGTGAAATTGTTAAATTTGCGCTTGGATGTTTTTCAGGTTGAATAGACATTTCTCCTAAAATTTTTGTTCCTGGAATTGTCACTGCTTCTTTTAATTGTACTGATTTTGCTTTCATGTTTCTCCTATATAAAGGGGTTAAAGCCCCATTCTTTTGGTTTCAAAGATTTTCCAATTTTAGTTAAATGAGTAATTGTGTTTATGTTAGATGGTACCAACATTTTAGCTATTCCCATTTTTCTCCAAGCTTTTTTAACAAATACCCAATCTAAAACATTATTTCTATAACAAACATATCCAAGAATAACATCTGGATCATCCGCTAATACTGCAACTTTAACGTCAGAATCTACCATTCTTTTTTCAATTAATTTTTTATAATTATCAAAAAAAGCTTTTTTTTCTATTTTATTAAACCAATCACAACCATGATAAAGACCTAAAAGCCATGTAGAATAAATTAACGGCAAATCGTCTTTTACAGCATTTCTAATCTGAATTGTATTTGATATAACTTGCATATTTTTTTATAATCTTATAAACAGTATTTGGATGAAGATTAACAGCTTTAGCTATAGTAGAAGATGCTATACCTTCTGTATGCATTTTCCATATTTTTTTATCTCTTCTGCTTTTAAATTTAAAATCATAAAGCATTTGACTAGCAAGCTCATAATATCTTTGTTTTTCAACAAAAGATTGAGGGGTCCAATAACGTTGAAATTCAATACTGTCCCAATGCTTTAGCGGCTGATCTGGTAAAAAAGGCGATTCAATGTCTTTAAACCCGTCAGCCGCCAACTTCTTATACCACTTTTGCTGTAACTTCTGTAGTTGTTTTTGATTCATCTTGCTGTTCTTTCTTTGGTGCTTTATCTGGATGCATTAAATAAAATGCTAATTCATTTGCTTTAGCTTTTCTCATCATTCTTGCCAATAGATTTGGATCAAAAGAATCTTGATCTTGCGGCGTATGTTGAATAAAAGCTGCAAAAAGTTTTTTATTATCTTCGGTTACTTCAAATCCTTGAGATACTAAAAAAGATTCAGCTTGTGAAGAAAATTCTTCAAGAGTTTGGGCAATTTTAATCTGTTTGGCTTTGCGAAGCATTTTGATCTCCTTCTTCTTCTTTGTTTTCTGTTTTTTGCGATTCTTTTAAATCTACAAATTCTTTATTAATTTCAGCTAATCTAGCATTGATACCATTAAGAGCATTTTCTAATTGATTTACTTGATATTGAGCTTCTCCAGCTCTTCCGCATAAATCTAAATATTCTTTTCTAATCGCTTCTTCTGTTCTTTGTTTCATTTTAACTCCTTTTATTTTTAAAGTTCTTCGTTGTTTTCTATTCAACTTCATATTAGCATTATAACATATACTATTACTTAAGTCAAGTATAATTACGCCGGGGGTTATATGTGTTTAAAAGCTATACATACATATAATAACATATTTTATAACTTTGTCAAGACTTATTTTATAACTTGTTGATTTCATTAAAATCAAAATTGTTGACAACATTATTGTTGATTTTGTAAATTTCTTATGTTATTATTTTAAATAAATAGGAGGCATTATGGATTACGGTCTTGGTAAAATTATTGAATGGAATGGGTATGAAGGTTTAATAGAAGATTCCAATGGTGAGATTATTAGGTTTACCGATGAAGACATACATCCGCGTAATTTAAAAGATGTGGCTATCGGCGCTATTATAATTATTACCGAAAGTGGTTATTTAGAATTTACATCTCAATCTTTTTCCCATTACATTGATGATTCCTATGATGGAAAAGCTTGTGAACATAAAAAAATAAGAAACAATACATGTGTAGATTGCGGAGAAGTTAGTAATTTAGAGGATTGACTTTAACTTAATTTTAAGGTATAATGTTTTTATGAAATTAACAAATAAACTTGGTTTGCCACAACCTATAGAAAAAGCCGTAGCAAATGATGGGTATGATAGTGGAGATTGCGATATTAGCGTTACATCTTTACTTAAACCTCCTCAATTAAAAGTTTTGGAAAATAGACATAAAGAAGATATTACTGAGGATGTTTCTGATCGTATTTGGTCTTTGCTGGGACAAGTAGTTCATGGAATTTTAGAAAGAGCTGAAGAAACGGCCATAGCTGAAGAAAGATTGTTTATTGACGTTGAAGGTTGGAAAATTGGCGGCCAAATGGATAGATTTCTTCTTAAAGAAGGTATTTTACAAGATTATAAATTTACAACTGTATATAAAATAAGAGATGGAGTTCCGGAAGAATATGCAAAACAATTAAATATTTATGCTCATATTTTACGAAAAAATAATAAAAAAGTAAAAAAATTAGAGATTGTAGCGATTCTTAGAGATTGGTCTAAAAATCAATATATGAGAGAAGGAGATCCCTATCCGGCACAACAAGTGGTACTACTCGATGTGCCGATTATCCCCGATGAAGAGGTAGCTGATTATGTGAAAGAACGCGTATTACTCCATAAAGAGGCTACCTCTCTACCTTCTGATGAATTGCCTGAATGCTCTAAAGAAGATAGATGGGCAAAAGACGATGTATGGGCAGTTATGAAAAAAGGGAACAAAAAAGCTATTAGACTTTGCTCCAACGAAGAAGCGGCCCAGTTAGCAGTAGAAGCTGCTGGGCCTGG